CGACCTTGGCCCGTTCCTCGGGCTTGTGGTCTTTGCGACGTTGGTTGTAGATGGCCTTGTCGACGAGGGCTTGGCCGAGGGGGAGGTTACGCCGGCCGGCGAAGTCGAAGATGCGGATGAGGGCGTCGGCCAGTTCGACGGTGACGGATTTGTACTGTGGGAGGTGGACGTCGTCGGCGTCGGTACGGTAGCCCTCGAAGGCTTCGGAGACCTCGGTCATGACAAGGCCGAGTTTGGTGGCGTCGAGGAGCGGGGAGTCGTCCTCGGGGTCCCCGGGCCACCAGCCACTGGCCAGCGAGAGGGCGTGGCAGAGGCGGACGAGGTCGTTAACCTCCGAGGCGATGAGGGTTTGGACCGGGCCGTCCGGGGCGGAGATCCGGCGTTCGCCATTCTCGATGAAGACTTCGCGGATGGCTTGAGCAGAGGTGAGTTGCATTACTTGGCTCCCCAGGCAGTGGCGACGTCCCGCATGGCTTGGCAGCGGGCGGAGTTGCCTTTGAGTGATGAAAGAAGGTCGAGGCGGTTGAAGAACTCGTCCGGGCCGGTAAGACTGCCCTTGCGGAGGTATTCCCAACCTTGGCTATAGGCGCGGTGGTAGGCTCGCTGGTAGAAGTACTCCTTGAGATTGCGGAAGGGAAGGTAGATGCGCCCGAAGAAGGGACGGCCGATGGAGAGGATGTTCATGGTTAGAGTCCTGGGAAGTAAAGGTGTTCAAATAGGTAAAACAAGCCGATAAGTCATCAGTAGCACCCTCCGCATTTCGGGCAACGCCATCCAAGGCGCCCCTTCACCAGTGGTGTCCGGTAACAAGGCCAGTTGTTGCATCCTTCGCGCACGTCGCTGACTCCTTGGTCTTCACAGTCCGCCTCAGTTACCAACAACTTGCTCTCGCCTCTCTCTGCCGGGGCGGCAATCAAGCCGAGTTCCTCGGGGTGGCGCTTCGCGTCCCGGATCCCTCGCGCGTATCCGAGTTCCTCGGCCTCGCGCCGAAGTTGCTCGTGCTCGGAGGCGAGGCTCCTGACAGTCCGCAGCGCCTCGCTGTCGTCGTCGACGTTGCGGCGATGCTGCGCCTCCATCCACCTGAAGTGCGCCGGGTCAATTGTGCAGAACGCTTGTTCTTGCTCGGACCTCCCGAAGTGCAGCGCGGCCTGCTCGCGATCTGTGAATGTCTCGTCGCAGTGGAAGCACCGCCACGCCACCGGCTGCGCTACAGGTGCGCCATCTGCCGGAGCGGCAGGCAGCGGCATCCAGTGAGTTGGATTGGCCGTCACTTCAAAGTCAGAGCCGTGCTGAAACCACCAGTCAGGTAGCTTGGCGCCCGGGGCCTCCCAGGTGCTGTCGTCGAACGCCCCTCCCCACACGACGACATTTGGGCCGTCCTGAACGTGCCCAAGTCCTTCGGTGTGCGAGCCATACAAGGTCAGCCGCTTGCCGTCGTCCAGGAAATATGGGTCCGCTGCGTGAACGCACCAGCCGAAAATCGGTGTCCCATCTTTCGGCGCCGTCTCAATCGGTTGCCACAGCTCCGGCTGCGCTACAGGTGCAGCAACGGCGTGAGCATCACGCCACGCCAGAAAGTCGCAGTCATTGAGCAACCCTAGAACATCCTGCGCAGTCATCAGTTCTCCGATCGGCATGTGCTCCAGGCGGGCAACGAACATTGCGCGCGAGTCATCGATCGGCTGCGCTACAGGGGCTGCGATCGACGAGTCAGCCTTGCCTTCCGGCAGCTGTGTGGTGTGAGGATTCCGGGCGCGTTCCCAGCAAGGGTCACAGAGGCGAGTGCCTATCATGCTGGTGGGCGTGCCGCACGACCGGCAGGGTACGGTTTCGGGTTGATCGGTCATTCCGGCCTCACTTCGGTTTCAGTCCGGGCCAGCGGGTCCCAGATCCGCTTGGCGAAATTGACGCGGAGCCAGGGCTCGGGCTCGACGGCTTGGCAAGGAGACTTGAACATGCACCCGCCGTAGCTGGAGCACTCGTCGGCTTCGTTGGTGTCGAAGTAGCCCTCCTCCCAGGAGGTGATGGCCCGGCGGATGTCACGGACGACCTGCTCGCGCCAGCGGTCGAGGCGGAACTCAGGTCGGAAGGAAATGGCCTGGGAGGTGTTGAACTTCTCCTTCAGGAGTGCGATGCCCCGGGCGACGACTTGTTTCACCGGGATGCCGTATTCCCGACAGGCCCAGACGTAGCCGGTGAATTGGCTGCGCATGTCCCATTGCTGGGCCCAACTGGCGCCTAGTTGGGAGGTGGTTTTATCGTCGAAGACGGAGATTGCAGAGTTGCCCATGATGGCGATCATGTCCGTCCGGCCGGTGTAGATGATCGGCTCGCCAGTGATGGGGTGCCGGAGGTCTATGTCTAGTGGAAGGGCGAAGGAGAACTCAATCATCGGGCCATTTTTGCCGATGTAGGGCTTGCAGTCATCGGTGGCGAGGGGGTACTTGGTGAAGTAGTAGACCATCGCTTCGGCGAGGCGTCCGGGGTCCTTGGCGATATGGGGTGGGCACTCGAAGGTGCCGTAGGCTTTGAACATCGCTTGGATGCCCATGGAAAGGGCGTCCTCGGGGTCCTTGCCCTCGCAGTAGTAGGCGGTGCGGGTGACTTCGAGACCCTTGGCCCAGGCTTGGCCGGCGTGCAGGTGGACGCTCGGGAGAGTGGGCTTGTAGTGATAGAGGAATTCCCACGCCCATTTCTGGGGGCAGGAAATGAAGGAGGTGCGCATCGTGTTGTCCCAGCAGAGGGGGAAGTCAGGACGCGGGCCGAGTGCGGGATCGAGCTTCATCTTTGATGACTAGGGATAGGAGGTGGAAGTAGGGGCCGAGGATGGCGGGGTCGTTGGTTGGGACGGAGGGTTCGAGTAGAGAGTGGGTGAAGGGGTGGAGGTGGGCTACGCAGCGGCCGAAGCGATAGAGGATGTCGCCATCCGCCTTTGAGATTGCTAGCAGGACGGCGTAGTCCACCCCCAGGGAGTTAGTCCATTGCGTCGAAGTCGGGGTCGTCGTCTTCTTCGTTGTCTTCTTGAAAGAGGGCGTCTGTGCAGGCTTCACAGAAGCCGGTGATTTGGGTGTCTCGCCAGCCGGCCTCGGTGTGGGTGTTTCCGTTGTCGAAGGGGGCGGAGCAGTCGACACACTTGATGTGCTTGACCCGGTTCTGTCGCTTGAGTTCGAGGTAGTCGTCCTCTGACTCGGGCAGTTGACGTCCATAGGATAGCTGCATGATTGGTAGTCCTCAAATCCTTGGTAGTAGCCGGTGAGATATTCCCGGTTGTCAAATTTGGGCCAACGGCCGGCGAAGCCGTCGGCCCGTCCGAGGTGAAGGCCCCCGGGCATGGGGTCAGCCTCTGCCCCGGTTGGCTGGCAGCGCCTTGAGCATTTCGACGGCGGCCTCAAGGCGGGTGACCTTTTGGATCAGTTCCTTGATGGTGGCTTCGTAGCGGGCCAGTTGCTCGGCGGCAGCCGCTGCCCGGGCGTTGCTTGTGTTGTTCGCCGGGATGCGGAGGTCGCGGCGCAGGGAGCCGACGTGGTTCGCCGTCAGTTCGAAGCCGGCCGGGAGCGGCGGGCATTTCGGGTGGGTGGCGATATCCCTGGCGAAGTCGGCGTCAGAGAGACCTGATTCAGTGAAGCGCGCTTGGAGTTCGGCGCCGAGGAAGATGGTAAGGGCGCGGGGCATACGCATAGGAATTCTCCTGATGTGGTGAGGGGTTAGAAGGGGGTGGGCGGATCAGCTTGGACGATGTGGTCGCTGTCGATTTCGGAGACCCGGGTGCGGTTGTCCTCGTTTTCGTTGATGCCGTCGATGATCTTGTCCCGCTGCCGACCGAGTTCGGAGAGATCGGTGGATTCGACCTTCCGGGGCGGGAAGTCGGGGTGGGTGACCCAGAAGAAGTGGACCGGGTCCGGCGGGGCGGCCCGGTAGGCGTACATGGAGTAGCTCTCGATTTCGACGCGGAGGACCAGTGGCGGCGTCCCCTGCTTCAGCGGCATGAGGGGGATGTGGATTTCCTTGAGGGTGCTGGTGCTGTCGCTGGTGGCGAGGTACTCGAAAGAGTAGGTATTCTTGAGCGCGTCAAGGTCTTTGTGGGTCAGGCGTTGGAGTTTCATGCTGTGGGTCAGAAGAAGTCGACATTCCCGTTGGCGTCTTCTTTGGCCTTCGGGGTGGTGACACGGGAAGCCTTCCCGCGAGGTGTCGCCGCGAGGGCGGCGGACTTGTTGCCGAGGTTCGCCCGGATGGTTTTCACCAGTGCGGCGCATTCCTCGATGGTGAGTTCCCCGCGAGCCTCTTTCATACGGAGGAGTTCGATTTCGTGGGGTTGAAGGGGAATGAAGGCGGTCGGCTCGCCTTGCGGGGTGGATTCTGCCACTTAGAAGTTCTCCGGGGGTTGGTGGTAGACGGCGGTGGGGCGGCCTCGGGCTTCGAGTTCACGCTTAATGGCGGAAATCATGAAGGTTTGCAGGGCGCCCCGGTCGATGATGTTCGTCAGGCGGTTGGCGACGGCTGCGTCGATGGCGTCCTTGAGTTCGATCGGGATTCGTACTGCGATTTGAGTGAGGGGTAGTCCCTTTCGAGTAGGCATAGCAGGTGCTCGATGTAGCGGCGACGGGAGTCGCCATAGGGGGTGAAGACTTCCCACTTGTCGTATTCGTTGTACGCTTCGTGGGGGCTGAGGCTGGGATCGGGCGATGGGATGGGGTAAGAGAGATGGCCAGAGTGCTCGGGCCAGGAGTTGGCAGAGAAGGCCAGGTACTTGTTAAAGATGCTGCTGACTTTGTAGCTGCTTTCGTCTCCATTCTCGATCGGATCGAATAGGCTGTCGTTTAGGTCTTCGACGTTATCGCAGATGCCGGCGGAGTAACGGATCGGGCCGTTGAGGTCGATGTACCGCAGGATGGCGTAGAGGGTGTACTCTGGTGAGTCGTCGGGAGCGGCGTGGAGGTTGTGCATCACTCCTCCCGGATGGTGAGAGAGTAGGGTTGCTGGCGCTCGGTGAGGTGGACTGCCTTCGAGAAGCCGAGGTCGGGGATGCAGTGGGCGCACCAGGATGTGTCGATGGTGACGTACTCGGCGGTATGTTCGCCCGGAGGGAATTGTGGATTGCGCCCGAGAGTGGTGAGACGTCGGCCGCCGGTGCGCTTGTCGATGTCGATGTGGAACAGACCGTCGAGGTGCTTGGAGCGTTGGCCGCAAGCGCAGGCGGTGATGACAATCCGGGCCATGTAGCCGCCGTCGGTCCAGGTGGAGACGAGGTAAGGTTCGGCGGCTGGCCGGGACTTCTCGGCGGCAGCGTCGGCCGCGATCATATCGGCGAAGGATGCGAGCATGTTAGTTGACTCCGCCTTGAGTTGGGGCTAGTGCGAGGTTGACGGCATTGTCGAGGGCGTGGCGCCGATTCTCCGTCTGCTTCACAAGTTGGAAGAAAAGGGAGTGCATGCGGTGGGTGCCCATGATCGACGCCATTGCGATGCCGGAGACAAGGCGTTGCTTGACATCCGGCTTTTGCCACGTGTCGGGGAGTTGCCCGAGGAAGTGGCCGATCCAGCGATCGGTGTCGTCTTCACCCGAGTCGTCGAGTGAGAAAAGGATGTCCCATGAGGAGAAGAAGGGGCCGAAGTCGATCAGCGGCTGCGGGTTGGCGAGGTTCGCGCAGAGGTCCTCGATTACAGGCGTGACCGGCATCTGAGGTTCCCCGGGCCAGCGGGGATTGCGCCGGGTCACTGCCCAGAGGGAAATGCCGCTAGTGATGAGGGGTGTTTGCCGTGCGAGCGCTTGCAGGCATTCGAGAGCGGTCGGGGAACATCCGACGAGACTGGCGGCTGCCTCGAAGACGCGTCTGGTAGCATCATCGTGCCGATAGCTGCTAGCATCCACTCCATAAAGCATTTCAATCAGCCGGTCGAGCCGGGCCTGCACCACTTCTTGGAAGGGTCTCATTGTGCTTTCCTATTCAGGAGGTCGATAAATGCCGATTCGTCGTCGGCGGTGGGGATGATTGCCCGCAGGGATTCGTTCACGGCCGTGGCCTGATCCGTGGAATCGCGGAATTGGATGATGACCTGCCCGTTCATCTTGTCGCGGCGGACGAGCAGGGTCGCGGCAAGCGAGGCGTGCGGATGGCTGGACTCACGAACAACCTTCAGGAAGTTGTTCAGCTCATAGGCCAGTCGGCCCACTTGCGGGGTTGGGATCGTATGCTCCCGGAGCGTGCCGTCGTTGAACGCACTCAGGAGTTTGAAATACGCGGCAGGTTGCGCCGCGAGGTCTTTGGATGCAGGCATGTGGGTGGCAAGGGTTGTGAGGACGAGGATGTGGAAGGGCCAGTATAGGCGGGTTAGGGGGGATAGGGAATTGGGGGAAACCCTTAGCCTTCTGGCATGGATCCTGCTACGCGTGCCCGGGTGCGCCCGCCCGCGCTTTCAAGCCAGCCGGGCCATGCAGGGAAGGGGTCGCGGAGGGGGCTAGCCGGGCGCAGGCGGGCCGATCGGAGGCCGGGCCATGCCGAGATAGCCCGATGCCCGGCCGGGCGCTCCTGAGGCGATCTAGAGGCTCGCTTGTTACAACTACGTCCGGGCCCCTCGGAGCCCCAAACGCAAAAAGCCCCCGAAGGGGCGTAGTGGACTTTGAAGGGCTCAATCTTCCCGCTTGAGCGGGTTTGCCAACTCTTTATGGATCCGATCCGTCAGGTTTCGGATTCGGTTGACACGCTTAAAGATGGCTTGAACGTCTTCCATCATCAGCACGTCGCTGGAGTGGTTGCGGACTGCTTCGCGGATCATCGGGCCGGCGGAGTCGCGCACCATCCGGTAGACGTCCTCGGTTGCGCGATGCGCGTCGCTCGCTTCAGACATGGATTCGGGGCGCAGCGTGGGGTTCGACAGGGTCATGATAGCTCCTAAGGCTGATAGAATGGGGGCCGGAGCCCCCCGGTCGAGTTACGGGATCCAGCGCAGGATGCGCGGGCCGGTCTTGGGGTTCGGGTCCTCGGGCAAGCGGGGCGTGACCGCTTCCGCCAATTCCTCCCATTCTTCAGCCGTGGCGGGCATCGGGACTGCCTCCCCTTCGGGATTCAAGGCGATGGCGAGAGCGCAGGCGAAGGTCTTCCCATCGACCATTTGAAACCCGCTGGTGCCTGAGTGGGCATCGGTGACCGTCAGAGCGACAGACCCGACCTCCTTATCGAATTGGAAATGGAGGATCGTGTCCTCCAGAACAAGGGTGCCACCAATCATTGGTGTTTCTCCTAAACGCGCGGGATTGCGCCATAAGGGGATGTCGAATCCCCTCCCCTTATGGCGAGACCCCGCAGGGTCTCAAGGGGCCGGAGCCCCTTGGGGTTAGAAGGGTGCCGCGTCGCTGGCCGGGGCCCCTTCCTGCGCCGCCAGCTTTTGCAGCCGTTCGGCAGCGCGGGCAGCGGCAACCTTGGCCTGCGCCAGCTTGAAGCCGGTCGAAGCCTTGAGTTGCTTGATTTGGGCTTCGTCCAGCGCCTCCAGCGCGGCGGCGACTTGCTCGGGCGTCTCGGTGAATTCCAGACCTTGCGACGTGGCCTTGTCGCGGCGGTACATGATCGCAGCTTCGAGGAAGGCAGTCGTCGACCCGCCCTTCGAATCCGAGACCGTCCGCCAAGCGCCGGACTTCAGCGCATTCAGGCCGGTCATCAGCTTTTTGGCCATTTCCTCCGACGTCAGCGTCTGGCCCGCTTCATCCTTCTCGGCGGCCGTGAAGTTCCGCAGCTTCGTCCGCAGACCCAGCAGGGCACATTGGCGCTGCACCGTGTCGCTGAAGTCCTCCAGCTTGACGCTGACCTTCTCGCCGTGGGCGAAGGTATAGGTCAGGCTGCCGTCTTCTTCGGCAGTGATGCTCATTTTCGGGGTCTTTTCGGTATCGGCCATTTTGGCACTCCATCTTGCATTCGCTAGGCATCCGGCCTGCTTCGGCTCGCTGCATTCTTGCTGCGATGGATGAACTATAGGGGCCCCGAGGCGAGTCTGCAAGCGTTTTTTTCGCCCGCGAACCCTAATAGGGTTTGCCCCTATCACCAGCCGGCGCTCGAAGGGCGCGCAGAGGGGCGTCGCTAGCATATAGCAACGGCCGGATGCTAGCGGATCCCTATTGGCTCCCTATTTGAGCCCTAGCATCCTTATAGGGCGCCTTTTGGGCCCGACCCCCCCGCCCGGGGGCTCCCATTCCTTGCTACCCTCCACTTCCCCTCCCCCTACCACATCCTCCTCCCCCTTTGGGGATCTACATAAAAAAAAAATTGTAACAAAATGAGTGAGGAGAGAGGCACAGAGAGACCGAAAAAAGAGGCGCATTTCACGCATCGTGTCAAGCGGGAAAACGCGGGGAAATGGGGGGAGGATGGCCGATAGCCAGCGTATAAGGATTATAGGGCTGCAATAGGGATGCAATAGGGTGCCCCATTCCCATAGTCCGGGCCTATCACCCCCGACTCCCGGACTGCCACGGCCAATCCCCCGTTAGTTAGCCCTAACTGGGGCGGTGTCACCCTTTCGCAACGTTGCCCCCGAGCAACGTCGCATCCCCGCCACATCTGTCTCATTTCCCCCACGTCTCATTCCCACCACTGTTGCTCGCCTGCCACGTGGCCACGGCACCACACTCCCCGCCCCGCCACTTTCCTTTCCTTCCCCACCTATCGACCCCGCCCCCAGTCCTTCGGTGGCGGGGGGTCTATCCCCGGGGGTTTAGCGGCGGCTCTGTCGACACGTGGATGTGCCCCCGATGTCCAACCATCAACTTCCCCGACCGGGGGTTTAACGGAGAATGGGTTGGGGATAGAATCGCCCGCGACCCCCGGAGGTATCCCATGCCCGAAATTGCATCCGTCCGCTGGCATCACGACATGGTCATCGACACCATGATCGCCCAGCCGCAACTGACCCAGAACGAGATCGCCGATATGTTCGGCTTCTCCGCCGCCTGGCTGTCGATCGTCATCAACTCTTCCGCCTTCCAGGAACGTCTCGAGGCCCGGAAGGCCGAACTCGTCGACCCCCTCATCCGACTCTCCGTCGAGGACCGCATCCGGGGCGTCGCCGCCAAAGCCTGGGAACGGATCGCCGAGCGCCTCGAAACGAACTTCCCGATGTCGACCAAGGACCTCACGGACATCGCCGATAAGTCCTCCAAGGCCATCGGCTTCGGACCCCAGAAAAACGCCCCGGCCCCGGCCGCTGACGTCAACCTCTACGTCGTCGCCGCCCCACCCGCCGCTCCATCCTCCGACGCCTGGGTGGCGGCTGCCGGGGGCCGTGTCATCGATGTCACCCCCAAGGACTAAACCATGCAGCTCGTCCCCGAAGCCAAATACCCATATCGCCTCTACTTCTTCTGGGCAAGTCTCCTTGCCGGCGGACTCGACGCCGTCGCGGCCTACATCGCTTCCGTGAACCCCGAGGGGCTCCCCGCCTGGGTCCCCCTTCTGGGCCTCGTGGCCACCATCTCCGCCATCTTCCTCCGCTTCGTCCTTCAACCGGCCCTGGAGAAGTACCGTGACCCTGAATTCCCGCCCACGCAATCGTAACCGGGCCGTCATCCTGGCCGCCGTTGCGGCCCTGACCCTCCCCGCCGAGGGTCTCCGCCAGAAAGCCTACCGGGACCCCGTCGGCATTCTCACCGTCTGTTACGGCTCCACGGGTGCTCACATCGACCCCGCTCGCACCTACTCCGTCGAAGAATGCCGCAATCTCCACGACACCGCAGCAAACTCCGCCATCGACACTGTGGAGCGATGCCACCCCGGCTTACCCGATTCTGTCCTCGTCGCCTTCGCGGATACCGTCTACAACGTCGGACCTTCCGTAGCATGTTCCTCTACCGCCTCACGGCTGCTGAGCCAAGGGAACTACTCGGCAGCCTGCGAGCAACTGCTACGTTGGGACAAAGCCAAGGTCCTTGGGACCTACATCGCCCTGCCGGGGCTCACCAAGCGGCGGCAAGCGGCCCGGACCGTCTGTCTGAAGGACCTCCCCAATGCGCTATCTTATCTTCGTCCTCTGTACCGCCCTGGCGCTCGTCAGCCTGCACTCCAAGTATCTCTCTGAACAGCTACACCATTCTGAATCTGCCCGGCGTGCCCTGGTCTCCGCCCAAATCACCCTAAACCAGAAGGCGGAAGCGGACTTTCTTGCTATCAAGAGGACCCTCGATGATGCTACCGCCCACATCTCCTCCCTCGCTGCCCTCCACAACGAGATTCTCCGCCGCCAGTCTGCTGATTCTTCTTACCAGCTTCTCCGGCTGCGCCGCCTACTCCGTGCCAGTGACCAAGCTCCTGGAAGTCCGCCTCCCGCCCTCACCAGTCCAGCCGCTACCCCCACCGCCCGAATCGCTGACGAATGCGGAGTTGCTTTTGAAGAAGTGGTCCGAGATGCTCGAGAGTGTCGCGCCCGCGACGCCGAGCACCGAGCCTTCCTCTCTTCACTAACCTGCTCAAGGAACGCCGATGAGTGACGCCCGAGGCCGGGGGAAAGCCGGCTACACCGCCCCGCCCCTTTCCCAAGACGCCGATATCCTCGACGTAGCCAAGGCCCTCTTTGACCTCGGGGCCGGCGGCGTTCGTGGCGTCACCGCCTCCACCCTCGGCTTCCCAGGTGACCTCGAATCCCTTCTCCGCCTCGGTCCCAACGGCCGGACCACCCCTCCCCTGCTCCCGACCACGGACGACATCCTCGCCAAACTCCCCTCGACCAACTCCCCCGAGGGTGACACCTACTCCAAGCTCTCCTCCAACCTGCCCATCCCCACCAAAACCGGTGCGATGCTCGGCGGTATGGCGGCCGGCCTTGGCTCCCACCTCCCGCAAGCCGGCCTCAACCTCGGCCTTGGCAAGGACCTCCTGCTCCAGACAAAATTCCCCGCCGACGCCATGAGGGTCGGCGAAGGCATCCGCAAGGAACTCTATTCCCCGTCCCTGGGCATCACCAGCCTCCACAATCCCGGCGCGGAACTAGTTCGTGACTTCGGTGACTCCGTCCTTATCCCCCGCCAAGGTGCCTTTTCTCCCCGGGAAAATAACGCACTCTTCAACCGCGACGTCTACACCCCGCGCTACAGCTACTTCGACGGGGGCTCCGTGGAAAAAGTCGCCGAACGGGCCCGAAACGCCCGTCTCTACGGCAATAACCCGGCCCCCCGCAAGGAGGCCGTGAATCGTCTCGTCGACCGGGGGCTCGCCGCACCTCCCGCCTGGCTCACCCGGAAATTCAACATCGAGCGTGGCGGCTTGATGCAGGAGTCCCACTCCCCTGGTCTCATGCACCAGCTTGCGGCCGAAGCCTCCCCCCGTTTTCAATCCTTCGACCACTTTATCAACGACCCCCGGGGCGCCGGCAACCTTCAGGGTGGAGCCGGATCCTACTACTACAAATCTGCAGACATCGAACGTCGGATGAACGAAGCTCTTGCGAACATCCCGGTCGACCTGCGTCCGAGCATTAACCAACGTTCTGACATCACCAAACTCCTTCAAAATCCGGATTTCACCCCCGAAGAAAAGCGTCCGTTCCAGCAAATCCTCAAGGACCTCGAACGCATCCCCTCGGACTACGCCGAGCTCAAGGCCCGTGGCCCCGTGGCCATCAACCCCGAGAACTTCGCCGGGGCCCTGATCGGTGAAAACGTCTCCCCCGACTTCATTCGCAAGCTCCAGGACACCTGGCGGATCCCGGTCACCCAAGCAGGCTCCACTGAATACCACCATCTCGCCCGTGAAGCCAATGACATCCAGAACTCCGTCCCCGCCCGCCGGACAAACGAGCCCTCGAAGTTCTTCCTGAACACCCCTCGGGGCCGGGGTCTCGACCCTGTCGCCAAGACGCCCCCGGAAGTGGCCGTAGTACAGGACCGGCTTATGGCCCTTCCCGGCCTTCAAAAGAACTATCACAGCGTCTTCCTCTCCCCAGAAACGGCCGCTGTAGCCGAGTACGAACAAGTGATCAACAAGCTCTTGGAGACCCCCCACCTTCTTGAGCCAAAACAGCTGGAATACGTCCAACAGGGCCAGAAAAACGTTGAAAACTACAAACAGCTTTCCGCCCTTCTCGGTCAAGACACTCTTTCAAACGTTCCTCCGGAGCTTTACAACGTTTTCAGCACAAAATTCAACGAAGGCTCCATCTGGGGCACAGACGTCGAATTGCTCGCTGAAAAAATGGCGGGTGCCGGTTTGCCGGAAAACCTTGCTCACCCCGAACTTTGGAAAAACTACAAAGACGCTTTTGATTCCAAGCAGGCGGCCAAATTAAGCAAAACCGCCCAACAATCCGTCGCCCCACTCGGGGCCACCTTTGCCGACGTCGCCAAGAAGCCCGACCAACTTCCCGGCTGGATGGCAAGTAACCCCGACGCATGGACCCCTGATGACTATCAAAAGTGGGTTCTAAACGCCAATTTTGACGAAGTGGACGCCGACGTCTTTCACAAAATCGACAACCTAGTTTGGGCCAAGATGGGACCAGATGCGGCGGCACCGAAGACCGGCGCCAAGGGAACAGACGATCTTCCCCCTCCCACCTTCTTCCAAGAAGCCCTGAAGAATAAGTCCGGCGAGGAACTCAAGCAGCACCTCATCGACACCTACGGCTCTTGGGACTCCTCCGAAATCAACAAGTGGCTTGACGACACTGCCTTTTCTGACCCGAACTGGCAATTCGTTCTCGATGGAATGGTTGGCGGCCTTACTCAGAAATCCCCCGTCTTCAAGGCCAAAAAGTGATCCTACGCCCGCCGACCGAACAAATCCTCCTCCCGAAGGCGACCGTTGTCCTCTGGGAGCCCCAGCCTGGACCCCAAACTCTCCTCATCCAGTGCCCGTGCTTCGAGGTTTTCTTCGGCGGCGCCCGGGGCGGTGGCAAAACCGACGGCTCGCTCGGCGACTGGCTGATTCACTCCCGTACCTACGGCCAGCACGCCTCGGCCCTTTTCATCCGTCGGAAGCTGACCCAACTCACCGACGCCATCAAGCGCTCCAAGCAACTCTTCTCCAAGGTCGGGGCCACCTACAACGTCCAAACCAAGCTCTGGACCTTCCCCAACGGCTCCACCTTCCAATTTGTCTACCTCGAGCGGGACTCCGACGCCGAGAACTACCAAGGCCACGAATACACTCGGGTTTACATCGAAGAAGTGACGAACTTCCCCGATCCGGAACCCATCCAGAAGATGAAAGCGGTCCTCCGTTCCTCGCACGGCGTTCCCTGCGGCATGCGGCTCACCGGCAACCCCGGGGGCGCGGGCCACCAATGGGTCAAGGCCCGTTACATCGACAACGGCCCCTTCAACGTCGTCCGGGTCACCGAGACCGTCGAGTTCGGCGATGGCACGAAGAAGGACATTTCCATCGAGCGGGTCTTCATCCCCGCTCGCCTGCGCGACAACCCCAAGCTCTTCGAGAACGACCCGACCTACGTTGCCCGTCTCCGCCAAGTCGGCTCCGAGAAGCTGGTCAAGGCGTGGCTGGACGGCGACTGGGACGGCATCGACGGCAGCTTCTTCGATATGTGGGACGAGGACACTCATGTCATCAAGGAAGAACTCCCGATTCCCAGCCACCTCTCCGTTTTCCGTGCAATGGACTGGGGCTCTGCCCGGCCTTTCTCAGTTGGCTGGTACGCCGTCTCCGACGGCAAATCGCTCCCGTTCCCTCGTGGCGCTCTCTACCGCTTCCAAGAATGGTACGGCATTAAGGAGCGTTGGGCCGAGGGCCGCATCCAATACGAACCGAACCAAGGCATCAAACTGCCCGCCAACCTTGTCGGCCGGGGTGTCAAAGCACGAGATCCGCGCCCCCGTGTTCCCGGCTTCGCCGACCCCTCCATCTTCGCCAACAACGGCGGGCCGTCCATCGCAGAAATGATGTTGGCCGAGAACTGCGCCTGGATGCGTGCAGACAATGCTCGTGACGGCGGCTGGCAACAAATGCGCCGGCGCCTGGACACCTCCAGTGACGCCCCGCTCCTCTACTTCCACGAGTCCTGCACCCACGCTATCCGGACCATCCCATTCCTCCAGCACGACGACAAAAAGATCGAGGATGTCGACACCGACGCCGAAGACCATGCCGGCGATGAAGTCCGTTACGCCTGCATGACCCGCCCAATCATCGGGGATGTCATCCCCAACGAACCTGACATGATCTACCCGGATACCCCGGGTAGCATGACGATCAATCAACTCATCGCCCGGCAGCGGGCCCGCAACCAGTCCTCAAAGGGGTACTAACATGGCCGAAAAGAAAACCGAGTCCCCGTGGATGGGACGTATCCAAGCCCGCGAGAAGTTTCTCAAGGACCACTGGTACAAGAACGCCGAGGAAGCCCTCGACCTGTACGAAATGTCCCGCGACTCTCAGATCGCCGGGAATGCCACCCCGTTCAACATCCTCTACGCCAACACCGAAGTCCTGGCCCCGGCACTCTACTCCTCCAAGCCGGTCCCCGAGGTTATCTCCCGGAAGACCAAGGGCTCGGACATCTACACCCGCGCAGTCACCGAATTCCTCACCTCGGTCACCGACTTGAACCGTCCGGACATCGAGTCCCTCGACGACTGCATCACGGCAAATGTCCTCTCCGCCCTCGTAGCCGGCGGAGCCTACACCCGCATCCGGGTCGACCCCGAGTCCGGCGTCCCCCTCTGGTTCGAATCGGGAACCTACTCCGACATCATCTGGGCCGAGGGCAAGAAGTGGACCAAACTCCCTTGGATCGCCTTCCGTCACTACATGACCAAGGACGAAATCGTCAAGAAGTTTTCCGTCCCTGCCGACAAAATTCAAATCGAGTCCCAGGAAGAACTCGACGAGAAGACCTCGGACACCAACGCCAAGGACTCCTGCTGCGTCTACGAGCTCTGGGACAAGACCGAACTGAAGGTCATCTTCCTCTGCGAATACTACGAGGGCAATGTCCTCAAGAGCTACGACGACCCCCTGAAGATTGCCGGGTTCTACCCCACCCCCGGCCTGCTCCAGATGGTCACCCGGGTCCGCTCTCTCGTCCCCCAAACCCTCTACCACTACTACAAAAGTCAGGCGACGGAACTCAACATCGTTACCTCCCGCCTCACCCGCATCCTCCGGTGCATCAAGGTTCGTGGCCTCTATGACTCCAACATGGGCCCGGAGATCGAGTCTCTTTTCAAGGAAAGTGACGGGGACACCGACAATCTCCTGAAGTCCTCCACAATGCCCCTGGACCCAAACTCGTCCTTCGAAAAGCGTATCTGGCTCCTCCCCATCGACAAGCTCATCATCGTCGCCAAGGAACTCTACACGGCCCGGGAGGAAATCAAACAAGTCATCTTCGAAATCACCGGGCTGGCCGACATCATCCGTGGCGCCAGCCAGGCTTCCGAGTCCGCCACTGCCCAATCACTCAAGGAGAAGTGGGGCTCTGTCCGCCTAAAGCGGATGCAGCGCACCGTCCAGAACTACATCCGGGACCTCTACCGTCTCACGGTCGACATCGCCGTCGAATTCCCGCCCGAAGTCTGGGCCCGGATGGCGCAGGTGGAACTCTACGTCACTGAAGAAGAAAAAGCGCAGTCCCAGCAAGCCGCCGAACAAGAACAAATGCTTGCCCAGCAGCCGCCGCAACCCGGCATGCCGCCGCCGCCCCAGCGTCCTCCAGACCCCCGTCTTGAACAACCTTCCTGGGAAGCCCTGCTTAACACTCTCCGCGACGACGTCGGGCGCGTCTACCTCATCGACGTCGAATCGGACTCCACCCTCGACGAATCCGCGATGGCGAACCAGCAGCAGGTGTCCGCCTACGTTACCGCCCTGGGCCAACTCGGCCCGACTCTTGCCCCGCTCGTCCAACTTGGTCCGTCCGGCTTCGGTGTTGCCAAAGAACTCCTGCTCGCCGTCACCAAGAAGTTCAAGTTTGGTCGGGAAGTCCAAGAATCCATCCAGATGCTCCAGTCCCCGCCACCCCAGCAGCCGGGCGAGGACCCCACCATCAAGGCCAAGCAAGAAGTCGAAATGGAGAAGCTCAAGGGTGAAAAGGAGCGTAACCAGATGGAGCACGAGCTTGCCCTCACCAAGCTCCAAGATCAGCGTGAATCCAACAGCCAGAAGAAGCAACTCAACCAAGCCAAGTTCGAGCAACAACTCCAACAAATGCAAATTGGCATAAACCCAGTTGCCGGTGGCCCTCCGCTCGCCTAAACTCGCGCGCAATGCCCTTCTATACCACATTTTGCACCCACTGCGACAGCTTCGGTAGCGTATACCGGAAGATCGCGGACCGCGATGTGCTGCCGGCTTGTGAGCGTTGCGAGGGTCCGCTCACTCGCTGTTTGGACGCACCCTCCGTGGTTGGAAAGGTGGCGCTGTTCCAGGAGTACAGGTCACCTGCCACGGATAAGGTAATCTCGTCCGAGAAGGCACGTCGGGACGATCTTCGCCGCAGTGGGTGCATTCCTTGGGAGCCGGGGATCAAGGACCAGATTGCCAAGCGCGCCGAAGAGCGTAATAAAGCATCTGACAACCTGATCGCCGCTCGTGTTGACCAAACCATGACCGAGCTGAGTGCTCGCGGGAGACTTTGATGCCAGGAGTGAATGAGACCTTCGACCTCGGTGGGGCCATTGACGCCGTCACCGAGACCGTTTTCAGCAGGGAAGAGTCGGACAAGCCCGACACCCCTCTGTTCGAAAACAGCACTCCTGCTCCCCAGAACAAGGCGGGAGAGGTGGAAGCCCGCCAGGGTGAAGAACAGAACAACTCGGAAACGGAACCTGCCTCCGAATCCGTCGAGTCTGACTCCAAACCCGACGCCACCCTCCCGCGCCCGAAGTCCTGGGCGGCCGAGACCGAGCAAGTCTGGTCTTCGATGTCCCCCGAAGCCCAAGCCTACGTCAACAAACGCGAAGCCGACTTCTCCCGGGGCATCCAGTTCTACCGCACGGCGGCCAGCCAGTGGAACTCCGCCATCCAGCCATTTCAGCAACTCCTCGACCAGCACCCCGAGGTCGAGCCCGTTTCCCTCGTTTCCAACCTGCTCCAGGCCCACGCCGTCCTTTCCCTCGGCAGCCCGGAGCAAAAGCGTGAATTCCTCCAGAAGATCATCGTCGACTACGGCCTGACGCTCGACGATGCCCAGACGGAGGTTCCGCCCCAAGTTCTCCAGCGCCTGTCCCGGCTCGAACAGACCCGGAGCCAGGAGCACCAAGCCCGTATCCTTGAAGAAACGAAAGCCTTCTTCTCGGATGCAAAGAACGAGTTTGCCACGGAGGTGCAGGACGACATCCTACGCATCCTCCAACAAGGCCAAGCCCGTTCCCTTTCCGAAGCCTACAAACTGGCTGTTATGCTGAATCCTTCAGTGCGGCAAAAGATCGTCGACAGGGAAGTCGAACAGAAGCTCGCAAAGAAGAAACAGGACGCAAACCGCTGGAATGGGGCCCGGGAAATCAACCAAGTGAAATCCAACGCCCCCGCGCGACCCCCCGCGCCTGCTTCGGGCTCTATGGATGACACGATCAACAGCATCGTGGACAAGTACCGAACCCATTAAGGAGCAGACATGCCGTCTCCCAACGAACTTTTCACCGAAATCGTCTCGACGACGATGCGGAACCACCGCAAGGAAATCGTCGACACGGTCTCGAACCACAACGCCTTCTACCGCAAGATGAAGAAGGGCGGCCGGACCCGTGAGGAAACCGGCGGCTACTCGATCGTCACCCCGCTGGAATACGCCCAAAACGGCACCTACCAGCGCTACGACGGCTTCGACACGCTGAACGTCTCCCAGAGCGACGTCATCAGCGCGGCCGAGACCCCGTGGCGCCAGATCGCCATTCATGTCGTCGCCAGCGGCAAGGAAATGCGGATGAACGCCGGTCCGGAACGGATCGCGAAGTTGGCCAAGGCGAAGATGCAGAACGCCATGCACACCTTCGCAAACAACTTCTCGATGGACCTGTATTCCGACGGCTCCCTGCCGAACCAGATCAGCGGCCTGCAAGCGTGGGTCCCCGACTCCGGCCAGGGCACCATCGGCGGCATCGACTCGTCCCTCTGGGCCTTCTGGCAGAGCAAGGTGCAATCGGCCGCAGCACCCCTGCAGGGTGGCGCCGCGATCACCCCGGGACCGACGACCATGCGTTCGATGATGCTGCCGCTGCACATCGCGCTCACCCGGAATGCCGACAAACCGAACATGATCATCGCGTCCGATGACTGGTTCACCTTCTACGAAGACGGTCTGGTGCAGAACATGCGCTACGTCAAGCAGGAGTCGGCCGACGGCGGTTTCATGGAACTGGAGTACAAGGGCATCCCGGTGTTCTTCGATGGCTCGTCCGGCATGCCGGCGGCCCACATGTACTTCCTGAACACGAACTACATGGAGCTGGTGGTCCACGCGGATGCCAACCTGACCGTGATGGATGAAGCGAAGCCGTACAACCAAGACGGCGTCGTCATCCCCGCGATCTGGATGGGCAACCTGGTCTGCTCGCATCGAGGTCTGCAAGGCGTAGCGAAAGCCTAACCCAAGCAGCCAACCCAAGAAAGGAACAGATCATGCGTCTCGCACCTGCAACCCACCTGGTGGGCAAGCTGCTGAACTTCGACAGCTCCGTCGGGGTCTCGTACCCCACCCCGTCCCCGTTCGGACTCGGCCAGATTCTCATGGCGGAACCGACCGATGGCGCTGACTTCACGGCCAACGTCCCCAACTGGGGCCCGTCGGAACTGATGTTCGTGCGCTACGTCGGCGGCACCGCCTTGGCCCCGGGCCGGCTGGTGGTGGTCGACAAAGACTGGACGATCACGGACATGCCCAACACCGGCAACACCGGTCGGCAAGTCTACGTCACGCTTTCCCGGTTCGAAATCGGCTCCGTCACGGCGCAGTACGGCTGGGTGATGCGTTCGGGGGTCGCCCCGATCCAAGCCACGGCGGGCACGGCCACCGGTCCGGTCTACTTCTCGGCAGCGGGTCAGGCGAACTCCACCGCCGCCGCCGGCAAGCAGATCCTGAACATGTCCACCCTGCTGGCGCCGACCTCGTCCTTCACCCGACAGGTCACCACGCAGAACGGCTCGAAGAAGCTGAAGCTGGCACGGGTCAACGGACTGTTCGTCGGCCAGGCGGTCTCGGGCACCGGCATCGCCGGCTCGTCGGTCATCGCCTCAATCGATCCGGGTGGCAACTTCGTCATGCTGAACAACAACATGACGGCCACCGGCACGGTCACCGGCACCTTCACGGCGACGGGCTTCTTCATCGCCCAGTTCGACCGGCCTTTCGTCCAGGGGCAGATCACCTAATCTCTCCCTGACTTCTTGGTACGGCGCAGCCGGTGTGGGTCTAGTCTCCCTCTCACCACTGCGCCGTATCTTTTTTGGAGACTATCCACATGGCACAGGAACAGAAACTCACTCCCCCATACGTTCGCTTTGAAAACCTGCCGGTTGAAGACCGGACGGCGTCCATCGAGGCGGGGCACCCGGTCTACAAAGACGTGGCCTTCGCCTTCGTCACCGTCAAGGGCGAGCGCGACACCCTCAAGATCGAGGCGGAAACGTGGCTCGCAAACCTCAAGCGGCGTGCTGACGGCGAACTGGTCCCCGTCTCCTGGGTGGAGCATTTCCAGAAGCTGTACGATTACTGGAAGAAGTCGGAAGCCGTCCCCGAGTCGGGCACCCCGCTGAAGAACTGGCCGGGTGTCTCTCCGGCGCAACTCAAGACCCTTCTGGAGCTTCACGTTCTCACCGTCGAGGATCTGGCGACGCTCACCGATGAGGGCCTCAAGCGGGTCGGTATGGGCGGGGTTGTCCTTCGTGACAAAGCCCGCGCTTTCCTCCAGAGTTCGGATACCAACAAGGCCAGTGAGCAGATTGCGGCACTAAAGGCCGAACTAGAGGCGTTGCGAGCCGAACACGCCGAGGTATTGGCAGAGTCGAAAAAGCTGGCCGACGCCGCCAAAGAACTCCCGGCCAAGGCACCCTTTTAAGGAACCAACATGGAACGCGAGACCGTCATTCAACTGCTCCGGCGCTTCTCGGCGAAGGTCGGTCTCGACCTTCCAGCCGGTGCCTTCGGTCAGCAGGAGCGTACCGTCCTTCAACTCCTTGAACTTCTTCAAGAAGCTCAAGACGAACTGATGGCTGAGCCGTGGCTCAAGGTCACCGCCCGCCGATCTTTCACGACGATCGCTAGCGAAAATCAGGGGCCACTTGCTAGCGCTAACGTCTTCGGCGAGGATTTTCTTTCACTCGTCCACGGCACCCTCTGGGATGCCACCGACCAGCGGCCGTACATCGGGCCGATGTCGCTCAACGAATACCAAGCCCTGAAGACGTCCAACTTCTCCGGCGCCACGCTGAAGTACATCGTCATTCAGGATGACCTCTACCTCTGCCCGGCGGCTACTGCGGGGCACACCGTCTCGGCGATCTGCCAAGTGAAATGGGGGATCTCAGACAACCTCGGCGCTCCGAAACCCGTCTTCACCGCCGACGATGACAAGTCGATTTTCACCCGTGACCTCCTGATGGCCGAGCTCGAGTGGCGCTTCCAGCGGCAGAACCAACAGAGCTTCGCCGTCAAATACGCCGAGGCCATGATGAAGCGGGCGGCGTTCCGCAGTCGGCAGCACGGTCTGAACACAATTCGCATGGATGAACATCTCCCGCCACCCCGGCCGGGCATTGTCATCCCGGAGGGCAACTGGAATGTATAACCTCGGAGCCCTGGACCCATACAACGGGCCGGCACGCTCAAAGACGGAGTCCCTGGCCCCGCCCGTTCGGGGCCTTTCCGCGACCGAATCCGAGGCGGCGATGCATCCACTTGCCGCCCTGATTCTCGACAACTGGGTCGCCTTCCCCGAGTCCCCGATGACCCGGATGGGGGCCGTGGACTGGGTCACCGGCTTTGCGGAGAACAATGTTGTCGAATCCCTTGTCGTCTGGAATGGCCCCAGCAGCCAGAAGATGTTCGGGTGTACCGATCAAGGTATCTATGACGTTTCCGTTGCCGGCACAGTCGGGGCTGCCGTGCAAGCCTACGTCAAAGGGGAGCAAGTTTCCTCCGTGATGATCTCGACCGGGGGCACCCACCGCCTGATCCTGGTCAACGGCCTCGACACCATGCGGCAGTTCGACGGGACCACCTGGACGGCTGTGGCCACCCTCGGGGCTCTGGCGACCACCACTCTCTCGGCCATCGAACTCTACAAGCAGCGCCTGTTCATGCTGGAAAAGAACTCCATGAACATGCACTACCTTGCCCCGAACTCGGTCACCGGCACGGCCACGGCCTACCCTCTCGGGGCGATTTTCGCCAAAGGTGGCTCACTGGTCTCCCTCGCCACTTGGACCCTTGACGGGGGCAGTGGCCCGGATGACTACCT